AAGGTTTTACTGTTGTTACACGAGCTGCTTTATTAATTCCAATAATTTTTGCAAGATCTTCATTAGCTGCTTTAGCATATTTGGCTGCTTCTTCTAAATCAAATTCTAAAACTTTACCACTACCAATCCCTGTCATTCCTACGCCTACAAGTGCATCTTTTTCTGTTGTTTTCTGCCAAACACTACGAAGATAATGGAAATCTGTGTAACTTGCTTGTAAAGTTCCTAAAAATGCACCAGCTGCTACTCTTTTATTTAAATCTTCTTGCGATTCTATGTTTGATACATTAATTTCTGTTAAATTACAAAATTGAAATGGTCTTAAAGCTATTTCACAACACGGGTTAGTTCCCCAATCTTTATCATTTGAAAAATATATTCCTGGTTCACCTGAATTACTAGCAACAATTTTATCCCATAGTTCAAAAAAATCTTTTTTTCTAACTTTTGAACGAATAACTACTGCTGAATTATTAGCTCTACCTCTTTGTGGATTTAACTCCCACCAGGCCCCATGTTTTGCTGTTAACATTTCATTATCATGTAAATCAAATAAAGAAATTAATGCTGCTCTACGAATACCCCCAGATAATACGGCATCTGCAATATGGCAAATAATATCATGTGCTTCAATAGGAGTTAATTGTTCTCCATCTTCTTTTCTGTCTAATACTTTTTGTATTTGAAATAAACATTCTTTTAAAGGTTCTGGTCCTGGTGCTTTACCTCCTACTGTAATTAATTCTGCTCCTTTTGGTCTAATATCACGAAAATCAAAAATAGGTCTTGCTGTTGTAATTCCAAAATATGATTTTAATAGTACTTTTACTGAGTCAGCCCAACCTTCAATTGAATCACCTACTAAAAATCTTCTTGTTTTTTTAGGAATTCTAATTTCAGGTAATTTTTCTACATGATGTTTTTGAACACTATAACCTACTCCACACCCCGACAATAGTAAGAACATTACTTCACTAAAAGATCTCCAATCATCAATAGGTAAATAAGAACAATTAAATATTCTTGAATTATTAATATCAATTGGTTTTCCTGCAAATTGTAAACTACGCATTGACGGAAGTACTTTTTTATTATAAACTAATTCATAAACTTCTTCGATTTCTTCTTTTAATTTAGGAAATTTTGATTGATGCATTTCTTTATTTCTAGTTACTAACTCTTCCCATGTTTCTCTTCTTTGTTTTATTGGAAGGTATTTAGCGTACTTATTGTACACTACGATGTCTGATAAAATTTCCTGTGTAATGTTCATGTTGTTTTTAATTTTATTTTTTTTTAACTTTAGATTATAAATGAAGGCTTAAGCCTCCATTTTTTTTGTGTGGAGATAAATACAATATATACAAACAAAACCTACGAAAACCCAAAAAACTCGTTAGAAGAATTTTGAAGTCTTCTTCGCTGTGCAGGCGAAAGGTCTTCGCTATTATTTTGTTGCGGTCTGTTATTTCCTCTCATATTTATTTCAATCTTACCTATTGAAGTATCCATAAGTGAATCATAAGTGATACCATCAGCACCATACCTATTTTTCATAATATGCCATCTTCCTGTTCCATTTTCTTTATCTTCAGCACTACGTGATAAAGACATTGCAAAGTCAGTAATCATCATTTTACTGTAACTTTCTGCCATTCTATCTCCTTGGATAATTTCTTCTCTTGCTCCTGATCTATTTACTTGTGAAGCTGTCCAAATCGGTAATTTCATTTCTGAAGCTAAACCTCTTAAACTGGTGTAAATATCATCTAATTTATCTCTTTTTTCTTTACTTGATTTAGAAGTAAGTAAATCAGCATAATCAACAATAATTAAATCTGGTTCAATATTTTGTTGAATACATTTTTCTAAATGAGCATGTATAGTATTTACCGTTGCTTGTCCTGCTGGATATTCTCTAATATAAAGACCCCCTCGTAAATTTTCTACTTTTTCTTTTACTATATCTTTATTATCTATAACATCACCTACAGGTATTTCTGTAAAACAAGCATCATATCTTCTACCTACATATTTTTCACTTAATTCTAAAGTATAATGTATAACAGTAAAACCTAGCTTTACAGCTTGAGCTCCTAATGCTATTAAGGCCCAAGATTTACCTCCACCAGGTCCTCCTGCTATTAGTCCTAAATCACCTTGCCCCAAACCACCACAAAGTAATTTATTAATTAAAGGCCAAGGTGTTTCTACAGTATTTCTAGCTTCCTCTCTAAATCTATCTTCTAATTCAGCTAAATACTCATGACCAATGTCTCTTTCTGTTCCTGCTTTAAGTGCTTTATCAATTAAATTTCTAATATCATCATAATCTCCTAATTCTAATAAATCAACGGATTTCATTAATGCACCCTTTAATGTTTGATTTTTACAAAAATCCAAAAATGTATCTTTTACAAAACCTAAATCTGTTGCTTTTGATGCTTTATATGCTTGTTTAAGTAAATCTTTTACAGCTACGTTTTGTAATTCTTGTTGTAAATTTTCTAACTCTACTTTAAATACTTCCATTGTAGGAACTGTTTTATACTCATTATAGTATTTAAGTGTTTTACGGATAATCCATTTACCAGCATCATTATCAAAATAATCTGGAGAAACTATATCTGCAATTTGTTGTAGAAAGTCTCTATCAGTTATTAAAATACCAATAGCCTTAGTTTGAAATGAATGTCCGTATTGAGTTAATTTACTCATGTGTTTGTTTTGCGAATGTGTTTAATTTAACAAAATGTTCCCTTAACCATAAATCAGGAGTTTTAATTGCATTTCCTAATTGATCATCATTATACATTATAATAAAATCATTTCGGGAAAGCAAATTTATTGGTGCTTCTACTAATCTTGTTATTTGTAGTTTTAACTCCCCTGATATAGGTGGGTTTTTTAAATCCATTAATTCTTCATTTATTCGGAGTTGGTCTGCCGACTCACTAATTCTTTTATGCATAGGTTCTTCTCCTTTACCAGCATGTTCCAGAATGAAATCAAGATCAAGGGTTTGTTGAGTAAATAGATCTGGAAGTATTTTAGGTAATTTTTTAGGACCTAATCCTTTAACACCTGGGATGTTATCAGATTTATCACCCATTAGGGTTTTATACATTAAAAAATTGTGAGCCGGTATCCCATAATCAGCTTCTATCATTCGTGGAGTATAAAATTTCTTTTTTGTTGGACTCCATATAGTAATTCTATCATTTACTAATTGTAAAAAATCTTGATCTGCAGACATTATAGTAACTTCTTTACTTAGTAATGTATGTGCAATATAAGCAATAGCATCATCTGCTTCTATTTTATCTATTGAAATAACGTTTATAGGGAGAAAATCTAAATAATCAAGTAATCTTGAAAATTGTATTTTCATTGCATCTTTTTCTTCTCTAGCATCTTTAAAAGCATCCCATCTTGTAATTCGTTTACCTGGTTTTCTATTAGATTTATAGTCAGAGTGTATTTTTCTTCTACGTTGACTACCTCCTGCACCATCATAAACTATGATTACTCTAGTTGGGTTTACTTCTCTAATAGCATAAGCTAAAGACCTTAAAAATCCAGTTAGTCCTCCTACAGGTACCCCGTTATCGTTTAGAGCTCCATTTACTGCAAATACTCTTAAATATAGATTTAACCCATCTACAATTAGTACTCTATCATTGACCCCTAAAGAATCATTTTCTTTAACATTATCTAATAAGCTAAATATATCGCTCATTATAATCCAGTTTCATCAATTTCAATGTCTGGATCCATATCTTGTGCATCTTCATGTTGATATTTCATAACATAAGCATCACAAGTATCTCTATACATAGCTTCTTTGATTTCAGGTCTATCTGTGCATAATTTTTCTAAATCTTTACCTGAAAAATTAAGCATTTCACCGGTTTCAGTGTCTGTGTATTTACAAATAGGACCTGACTGTTTAACTACTTTATAGTTTTTCATTAATTTTAACCATCCACCATAGTCGTCTATACCCTGTCTATAAAAGACATTATATCGAATTTTACGGTTTGGTGGTCCCATTCTATTTTTTACAACAATTGCTTCGACCTCTGAGCCTACAACTTCATCTACTCCATTGATTTTTTCTTTAAGTTTCCCAACTTGTTTTAATCTTAATCTAACTGAAGCATGAAATTGTAGAGCCTTACCACCAGAAGTAGTATATTGATCAGCAAATGGCATTGCACCCATCTTTTGTCTTAATTGATTAGTGAATACTAATAGTATTCTTTCTTTACCAATTAAGTTGGTAATTTTACGCATTGCCTTAGATAAAATGATTGCTTTTTGAGTTGCGTAACCATCTTTTTCAAAGTCAGCGGCCGATTCAATTTTAGTGGTAGCTGCAGCTACTGAATCTACAACAATAGTTACAAGTTTATCTGGATTTTTTTCTCTAACTTTAAGGATAACATTTTCAATTGCATCCATAATGTCTTCAACTGTTTCAAGAGGTAAATATACCATCTTTTCTACGTCAACTCCAATTGCTTGTAAAAATTGTGAATTAAGAGAAGATTCAGTGTCAATGTAAACTGCAACACCATCTTTTTTCTGTGTATTTGCTATAATATGAGATGCTAACAGGGATTTACCACTTTGTTCTAACCCTGTAATTTCAACGATTTTGGACACGGGAAATCCACCATTAGGGCGATTTGATATGGCCAGGTCTAATACTGTTGAACCTGTGGAAACCCAATCGTTAACGTCGGTAGGAGAATCTTCACTACCATCTAAGAAATATGCAACCCTGTGGTGTGTCTTACTGAATTTTTTATTTAGGGAATCAGCAAGTATCCCTGTTAGTTCATCTCTATTTGTGTCTTCTTTTTTCTTTGCCATTAGTCAAATAATTCATCAAGTTTACTATCTAAGTCCTTTTTTCCTTTAGAAGGTGCTTCTTTTACTTCAGTTTCTTTACCACCATCTTCTTCAGCTGGTTTTAAATAACTTTGTAATTCACCTTTCATTTCTTCAAAAGTATACTTTTTAAATAAAGTAACTAAATCCTTTTGATTTTCTAAAAGTGATTCTGCTAACTTAGCATCATCAGACAATGGTGTTTGGTTTGGTTTAACACGTACAGTTGTTGTGTTAAACATTTTGCCAGTTTCAGCTGCTGGGATTACTTCTACAGTAACATCTCTACCATTTTGAATAGCAGTAATATCACCATAATCTTCATCAGCCATTACACCTAATAGTTCTTGATAAACCATTTTACCAAATTCCCAAAATCTAACTCCTTTATCTTCTTCTCCGCGTACTATTACAGGAGCAAAAATACGAAGTTTTGGGTATAATTTTTTAGCTAATTCCATATTTTCTTTATCACCTGACTTTCTTAATTGATTAGCAAATTCCATAATTGGATCTGACTCATCAAAGTTAGTTAAGGCAATCATTCTTGGTTTACCAATACCGAAGTAAAAGTATAACTCAATAAATGGAAAGTCTTTATTATGTGCATAAGGCACTAATCTTACTTGGGATTTTTCTCCCACTGGTGGTCTCCAAAAATTATTTTTATAATCATTAGAAGAGTTACCACCCCCTTTGTTGTTTAGTTTATCTAAACGTTTCTTGATTTCATCTAAATTCATAACTTATTTTTAAAAAATTTATTAATTAATGTAATTGTAAGAAAGGATTCTTACAAAACCAAATGTTTTACGAAAGATTTATAATTTCTTTTACTTTCGTATCTATTTTATTAAAACCATCTGCTTGTATAAG